ACTGAAGCTGCCAATTTTATCCCCGAACTCTGGTCTGATGAGGTTGTTGCGGCGTACAAGTCGAATCTCGTAATGGGAAATCTTGTTTCACGTATTAACCACAGAGGTAAGAAAGGTGACACTGTTCATATTCCGTCACCAACTCGGGGTACTGCGAGTTCTAAGTCTCATGCTACTCAAGTCACTCTTATCAATAACGTAGAGGGTGTGGTCAATGTAACTATTGATCGTCACTTTGAATACTCTCGTTTGATTGAGGATTTGGCTAATGTGCAGGGTTTGAACTCTCTTCGTAAGTTTTATACTGACGATGCCGGTTATGCGCTTGCTCGCATGGTTGACTGGCACATTCACGTTCAGGGTACTTCTCTACAGGGTGCTACTGAGGACACGTCCTCAGTTGACACTCCGGGTGGAACCTTGACTTATACTAATAGTACTGGTGCTGTTATTGGTTCTGACGGTAGTACTACATGGGCTGATACGACTGACGGTAATGGTGCGGCACTTGCTGATGCTGGTATCCGTAAGATGATTCAGACTCTTGACGACGCGGATGTCCCGATGACTGAACGTTATCTGGTTATTCCTCCAGTTGAGAAGAAGACTCTTACTGGTCTGTCTCGGTTCACAGAACAGGCATTTGTGGGTGATGCGGGTGGTGGTAACACTATTCGTAATGGTTTGGTTGGCGACATTTACGGTATGCCCGTTTATGTTTCTACTAACTGTCCACAGGCGCTGGATTCGGGTGGTACTACTACGTTCCGTGCTGGTATGATCTTTCACAAGAGTGCTTTTGTCTTGGTTGAGCAAATGAGTGTTCGCACTCAGACTCAGTACAAGCAAGAGTTTTTAGCCGACTTGCTTACCGCCGACACTATTTATGGTGTCGACGAGCTTCGTAATGACGCCGGTATTGTGTTTATCGTACCCGCTTAACATTTGTGGGGCACCTTAGTGGTGCCCCCCTTTAGGAGAATATTATGCCACGTAGACAATTTCAAGATGTGTTTGAAAACGTCTCAACTGGGTCAGCTACAGCGAATATAGCCAGTATTGCCGATGGAAACGAAGTCAACCAATCTATAACCTGTACGGGTGCGGCTTTGGGAGACATGGTTTTAGTGTCGTGCTCTATAGATACGGCAGATTTGACTCTTACTGGCACAGTGACGTCAGCAAACACAGTAGAGGTAATAGTCGCCAATAACACTGGCGGTGCAGTAGATTTGGGTTCTGCAACTTATACAGCTGCTGCTCTTAAACCAAGAGCGGACTTATTCTAGTTGTAGTTGAGTAATGGGGTATCTAAATTCGATACCCCTTATTCTATAACAAGTTATAGATCAATGGGGTTCCATGGAATAGAGAGATACACAACTATACCAGAAATAAGATACGGTATAGTAAACGGGAAAGGGTTATCTACAAATGTTTACGTACCTAAACGAAACGAGTACAGACCGCTTCATCCAATTTATAGTAGATACCGCGTGGACAAACCTTATTATGACAAGTTTGAATCGGACGTTAAATCTAACGGGTTTAGAAACCCAGCACTTTGTTGGTGTTTCGATGATAATACCTACGCAGTTTATGGGACCACTAGAGTTTGGATAGCACACAAATTAAATATAGACGTGCCTACATTTATAGTGGATTGGAGTGAAAACTGGAAACATCTGGAACTAATAGAATCGAGGAAACAAGCGTTAGATAAGTTTATTGATCCTCCTATAGAATTAGTATTCGAACCGGATTTCTTTAGCTTTTACAACGAAAGGAATAGTTATGACCCCTACCAGATTAAGCGAAGATTACAAGAATCTAAACGAGGAGAAGCATAACAATGATCCTAATTGGGGATGTGGGACTGGAGAACGTTACGAAAAAGTCATCAAAGCGGCTGGTGCACATGCCAAAACTGCGTTGGATTACGGGTGTGGAAAGGGTAATCTTCGAACATTTTGCGAAGAAACTTTCAGGTACGACCCATGTAATCCCACATATAGTAAACGTCCGAGAGGAAGCTATGACGTCGTGTTCTGCATCGACGTCCTCGAACACATAGAACCTAATTATGTTGATAACGTTTTAGACGACATACACTTGTTTATGAATAGGCACGTTCTATTTGTGATTTCAACTAGGAAAGCAAAACACGTACTATCAGATGGAACTAATGTACACAGAACAATTAAACCGTTGCAATGGTGGCACAAAAAGTTAAAAGAGTGTTACAGCAATGTAAATTATTTAGAAGAATATACGAATGCAAAACCTGGAGATGCGGTATTTTTAGCAAGTAAAAAGTTACAAGGGTTTTGTATATAGGAGATCACCAACATGAAAAGTCAACCACATTTTTTTAGTATACGAGCTGGAGATTTGAATCAAGTTGACAATGATGTTCCTACCCAAACGTTCCGAAAACGCTACGTGTGGAGAGATAAAAAAGGAAAACTCCATCAACGTATACGTAAATGGGAAGAACCTATAGAGGAAGAACATGGCAACATACCTGAATCTAGTGAACGACGTGTTGATTCGGTTGAGGGAGAGTCAAGTGTCAGCAGTGGAAGACACGACATACAGCACCCTGATCGGCAAATTCGTAAACGACGCAAAGAGAGAAGTTGAAGACGCTTGGAACTGGACTAGTCTTAGAACCGAGATAGCAATCACTCTAACTGCCGACGACAGTACCTATGATGTAACGGGTACTAACCGAAGAACTAGAATATTAGAAGTTCACAACACTACGCAAGATTATATTATACGACCTTTATCTCACGTTCAGTTTCAAAGACGTAGTAATTTGGGTTCTTCTCAAACGGGAAGTCCCACTTGGTACAAGGTTATGGGTTTTAATAGTAGTTCCGGTGAAATGCAAATTGAGTTGTTTCCAACTCCTAGTGCTGCGGATACTATAGAGTTTTACGCTGTTAACCCACTAACAGATTTTAGTACTGATACTACGGTACTAACCGTACCAGACGACGCTGTAGTGCTCGGTGCATGGGCTAAAGCTGTCTCGGAGAGAGGGGAGGATGGGGGGCAACTTTTTCAAGAAGCCGATCTCATGTACCGTTCAGCACTACACACCGCTATTTCTTGGGACACTGCGTCAATACCAGAGGAAATTAACTTTCATCCAGTATAATGCCAACACCTATAACTTCAACTACTATACAAAGTCCAGGATTTAGGGGGCTTTTTACACAAAAGCAAAACATAACCATTGAACCGGATTGTGCTCTTGTTGCAAACAATTGCGTGTTTGATAAAAACGGACGTCTTGCTGCTAGAAAAGGATATAACAAATTAACTAGTAGTGCGTTAACTGGTACACCGGATATTGAACAGTTATTCGAATACGAAAAAGACAAAGACACGTCTTTTATAATTTCAACTGCAACAGTTTCTAGTAGTAAAAAAATACATCACGGTACTTCTACCCTAACGGACATAACAGGGTCTATTAGTCCTAGTGCAAACAACTGGCAGTTTGTTAATTTTAATGGCAAAGTAGTCGGAGTTCAGCAAGGCAACGCTCCTATTGTGTGGTCAGGAACTAGTAACTTTGCAGCTATATCAGCAGCTTCTGGATCTGTGCCACAGGGTAATTGTGTAGCTTCTGTTTACGGTAGGTTGTTTGTAGCAGATACTAACAAAACAGATATAAAGTTTTGCGCTCAACTAGATGAGACGCACTGGTCAACTGGTGGAGGCACTATTGACACAGCTATATATTGGCCCAACGGAACAGACTTTATTGTTGCAATAGCAGAATTTAATAATCAACTAGTAGTATTTGGTAGACACTCTATTCTTATCTGGAGTGGTATGGCATCTCCCACTACTACCCCAACTCTTAGCGACATCATCGAAGGGGTGGGATGTATAGCGCGAGACTCTGTGCAAAATGTTGGAGACGATCTTATATTTCTAGATGATAGTGGCATCAGATCACTTGTTAGAAGTCTGGAATTGAAAAGCCAACCTCTAACAGAGTTATCTAAAAATGTCAGATTAGATTTAAGACTTTCTGTTGAGTTAGTATCCGACAAAGGTAAAATTAAATCTGCACACGATCCAATAGACGGATTCTATTTGCTGGTTACTCCGGGCGCAGTTGACGAAACTTGGGTGTTCGATACAAAACAACCTTTAGAAGACCGTTCTTTACGAGTTACTAGATGGGATTCCGTAGCCATCAACTCAATTTATTATTCTGCTATTGATGAATTATTGTATTTTGGCGGAGAAGGAACAATAGGAAAGTACGACGAATATAAAGATAACGGAAACGCATACACATTTGATTTCGAATCTTGCTGGACAGACTTTGGTAACACGAATTTAAAAGTATTTAAAACTATAAAAACTACTACTATAGGTGGTTCTGAATCAACTGTATCTGTAAAGTGGAAAGTGGACTTTGATGATTCAGGAGAATCGGCTTCATATACTCTTCCTAACCTTACGGCACACGAGTGGGGAACTGCTGAGTTTGGAACTGCTGAATATGGAACTTCGGCTAATTCTGTACAAATGAACAATATTTCTGCAAGTCGTACAGGACAACACTTAAGTTTTGGATTATCCGTAAATATAGATGGGAATCCATTTGCCATACAAAAAATGGATATCTTAGCTAAAACAGGGAGAATAAACAGATAATGGGCGACTACACACAAGCAAATGACTATTCTGCTAAAGACGGACTTCCTGCGGGTAACGCCAACAAGAAAGTTCTAGGTTCAGATATAGATACGGAATTAGATAGAATTTCTACAGCTATATCCTCTAAGGCAGAGAACGCAGCAGACGAAACTATTTCTGGTACGTGGACGTTTTCTGAAGACACGACGTTTTCTAAAGATGTAATATTTAAGCAAGGTGACGATGTAGCTTCTGCTACCAACATGACTTTAGGAGATGGTAATTACTTTGATATTACTGGTACTACTGCTATAACTTCTATAGCTAGTAAAGGTATCGGATCAAGAATCCTGTTGCAATTTGATGCAATACTAACTCTTACGCATCATGCTACCAATCTAATTCTTCCGGGTGCTGCAAACATAACTACAGCTGCTGGAGATATAGCTGAATTCTACGAATACGCTTCAGCAGATTGGCGGTGTATATCTTACACTAGGAAAGCTGGGGTTGATGGTTTTACAGCCGCTGGAGATAGTGGGTCTAGTCAACCAATTGCTGACGGTAACACATTAACTATTGCCGGTGGGGATGGAGTAGCAACAGTAGCTTCAGCTACGGATACCCTTACAGTGTCTGCTGATCTCAAGTCCAACGGCGGACTAGTTATAGAAAGCAATGAGATCGCAGTAGACCTGGGTGCTAGTTCAATTACAAATACCCTTGCGGTAGGTGATGGTGGAACTGGGGCAACAAGTTTAACCGACGGTGGTGTACTGCTAGGTAGCGGCACTGGAGCGGTCACCGCCATGTCAGTACTTGCAGATTCCGAAATGATTGTCGGAGACGGCTCTACTGATCCTGTTGCAGAATCAGGGGCAACTCTTCGTACTTCGATTGGCGTAGGTACAGGGGATAGTCCACAATTTACAGCGGTAAATATTGGTGCTGCTTCTGATACAACCTTGGCTAGGTCAGGTGCTGGCGACCTAACAATAGAAGGTAATGCCGTTTATCGAGCTGGTGGAACCGATGTACCAGTAGCAGACGGTGGCACGGGGGCAAGCACTCTAACTGATGGTGGGGTGTTGCTTGGTAGTGGCACAAGTGCTGTGACTGCTATGAGTGTCCTTTCTGACAGTGAAATGATAGTCGGGGATGGCAGTGGTGATCCAGTCGCTGAAAGTGGAGCAACATTACGCACATCAATCGGTGTAGGTACTGGTGACAGTCCCCAGCTCACAGGAATTGAATTGGGTCACGCAACTGACACAACAATCACTAGAGCTAGTAGTGGTAATCTTAATATTGAAGGAAACATAGTTTATAGAGCGGGTGGTACTGACGTACCCGTCGCAGACGGAGGAACTGGAGCAAGTTCATTAACTGACGGTGGTGTTCTATTAGGCTCAGGCACTGGTGCCATTACTGCAATGTCAGTATTGAGTGATGGGCAAATGATCGTTGGGGATGGTTCCACCGATCCAGTGGCCGAGTCAGGAGCGACCCTACGAACCTCGATTGGAGTCGGAACAGGAGACAGTCCGCAATTCACGGCGGTGAACATTGGGGCTGCTACGGATACAACTTTAGCGAGATCAGGCGCGGGAGATTTGACGGTAGAAGGCAACGCTATTTACAGGGCAGGAGGCACAGATGTTCCTGTTGCTGATGGTGGAACCGGAGCTTCTACGGCAACAGGTGGTTTTGATGCACTAAGTCCTATGACGGCATCTGGAGACATTCTTTACGGAGGTAGCTCGGGTACTGTTACGAAGCTAGCTAAAGGCAGTGATGACGAGGTATTAACTCTTGCATCGGGAGTTCCATCCTGGGCGGCTGCTTCTGCTGGTACAGCAAGTGTGGCAACTAATGTAACTGTAAGCGCAAATAATAGTACAGATGAAACTACATACCCTGTATTTGTTGATGGTGCTACAGGTAGTCAAGGAGCAGAAACTGATACTGGTCTTACTTATAATCCTTCAAGTGGCATTATAACAGCTACTCAATTCACAGGAGCAGTAGTAGGTAATGTAACTGGTAATGCTAGTGGAACGGCAGCAACTGTAACAGGAGGAACACAAGCTTCTATTACAAGTGCAGCTAATCTAGTTACTGTAGGTACAATCGGAACTGGAGTATGGCAAGGCACAGCTATAGCAAGTGGGTACATAGCAGCAGATGCAATTACTGGCGCTAAGATAGCCGACAATGCTATAGATAGTGAACATTATACAGATGGAAGTATAGACAACGCACATATTGCTGATAACGCTATTGATTCAGAACATTACGCTGACGGC